TCCCAGTCTCATTGAAGTATTAGCCAACCAGGTTGTGGGCGCGGACGTCACGCCGGAAAGATCTAGAACAGGCAATTTCTGCAAAGAGCTGCATCCAAAAAATGCCTGATTAACGTCAGTTAGCGTTGCGTTAAGAGTAAAGCCAGACATGTAATTAATACCCGCTGTAAAAAACATGCTGTTGAGACTTGTTAAATTTGGTGCAACAATTTTTGGCATAACTCTAAGATTGTGCAGACTGGAACCAAAATTAATACCGGTAGTACCTTTTATATACGATATCTGAGGGACGTTCTCAAGCGAGACGCAATCACCAAACAGCGACGATATACTATCAGCTCGCGTTACGTCGATAAAAGGGGCGTCCACAAGACTTCGGCATCCGTAAAATATTTGATAGAGTCCGTTACCGTTATTCACAGCAGAGGTTGAGTTTATTATTGGGAAAGATTTTAATGCCATGCAGTTGTAAAAAATATTAGTTATATTGGTTGCGCTACTGCAGTCAATTGTGGGGATTGATTCGAGCGCAAAACAATCTTGAAATAGCTGAGATAGGTTTGTGGCTTTACCAGTGTCCAAAAATTTAACGGACTCTAAATTAAAACAACCGTTAAACATACCGTTCATTGTTGTGGCGGCTGGTGTTTTTAAATAGCCAACCGATTTTATTCTTCGACAAGACGCGAACATGTTACTCGTGTTTGTGCATTTCCTTAAATCTAAATCGGGTACCTCCACTAAAGATGAGCAGGCCGAAAATGCGCTAGCGGTAGTTGTGACGTTTGATGTGTCCATCGGAGGAAGTCTAATCAATCGATGGCACTCAGCAAAGACGCTGGATATGTTTGTAACAGAGCTTCCTATCTTAATAGGTGCGTATCGTAAATTGTGACACAGATAAAATGCGGTGCTTAGACTTGTTATTGATGTCGAGGTTATTGTCGGAATTCTTATTAAATTACGGCAGCCTGAAAACGACGAAACCATTGTCGTAATTGCTGATGTATTAAAATCCGGTATATACCGAAGAGCTGAATTTTGAAACGCGTAATTAACATTTGTGGGTGCGGTTCCTGGTAAAGATATGATGTTTCTGAGCGCGTAGCAGTTTGATAATAAATATTGCCAACTCGTTAAGCTAGCGCTAGTTGTCCCAACCCATTCAAATTGTTCTAACAATGTTGGCGCATTTGCATTACTAAAAGAACCAATAGTTAGTGATGTTATATTTTGACCAGCGACTCTTATGTCAAGCCAACCACCGCGATAATTAGCTAAACTGGCTTGATTATGCTTAACGTCTAAGTTGATTGTAGTTAAATTAGCCCCTGCTTGTGGCGTAATGGTAATTATTACTACCTTGTAATCCTTAAATACGCTTTGCGTGGTGAGCCCGGCATACACAGTAGCGTTGTATTGTTTATACGCAGTAACGTTTGAGTTGTAGTTATTTGACGTCCCGTCCCCCCAATCCACTGTGTAATTTCCTAGGCACGTAAAGGCCACAAAATTAGAGTCCGTATTAAATATAGCAAACGCACCTACAAGTTTTTGATCACCGTTTGACACGGATGGTAGGCTAGGCCAACCACCAATAATAATTTCCGGCGCTTCAGTAAATTTATTAGTGCATCCGGTTATTGTTATTGATGAGACGGCGCCCGAGGTTACTGCCGCTGTCACAGACGCGCTAAGATTAACTCCTGGAATAATTACGGTCGGAGCTGTCGTGTAACCAGAACCGCCGTTACTCACAGTAACCGTTCCTAGATCGGCTAGGATATAAGCAGTGGCCGCTGCGTTAGTTCCGCCTCCTCCTGTAAATCCGATTGTTGGCGCTGACGTATATCCAGAGCCGCACCGAAGTCTGGCAACAACCTGCGCTGGGTAAGTGCTGCCAGAAGTGGAGATTGTAAATGTAGGTTGCGCTGTGTACCGAGTTCCTGTTGTTCCGAAAGTTATGCCGGTTAGAACGCCGTTTGTTATCGTTGTTGACGTTACAGTTGCGGTGGTTCCACCAGCTCCAGAAGGGGCGCTTATGGTTATAGTTGGCGCCGACGTGTAGCCTTCGCCGCCATAAACAATATCTACAGCATAAAGCTGGTACCACGGCTCAACTGCGATAATAACGTTGCTTGCGTTTCTGGTTGCAAACGCCTCGGCGCCGGTGCCGCCGCCGCCAGTAAAGGTAACGGTAGGTACCGTTGTGTAGCCGGATCCACCGTTAGTAACCCTAAATGCTGTGACGTTTCCATTAGTCAGGGCTACGGTAGCGACGGCGCCGTATCCCCCGCCGCTCGACGGCCGCACGTACGTCGTATCGGTATAGTCTAAATCTTCCGGAATTCCCACGTCGCCGGTAGCTACGCAGTAGGCGTGCTCGCGCGAATTAAAAACGGCTTTTGCGCTATTTGCTGTGTCTCTCGGCTCAACACCACCAATATACCCGTTATTGCCACGACTCGGCATATCAGACTCCTAGGAACCAGGCTACGGCGGTTTCGTCGGATCCGGCACCTCCGGTAGGTGTGGCCCAGAATATCGGAGGGTCGTTGCCTGAGTCGTAGGTTAGTACATCGCCGTCCGTCGCGGTGTCGGTTTGTATTTTTACAACATTCCCACCACCATCACCTATCAGAATAGTACCTAACGCGGTGTATTCTGAAAATCCTACGTAGGCTATCTCTCCGGTAGTAGTGGTGCTGGTTCCTAAAAATAACTTGAGATCGGCGGTGTTTGCGAAGATCTCGCCCACAAGAACGCCGCTCGTCGGAAGCGCCGTATTTGATATCGTCGATCTACGAAGAACAATTCTGTTAGCCATGTGATGCCTATTCTAGCTCAGTAGGTTCCGCCGTCAATTGTCATGTTGTCCACGTAGTACTTCGTCGCAGCATCTTGATTTGCCGTAGGATCTAAAACGTTAATTATCTTCTGCGAGTCCGAGTTAAATCCCTTGGCCTTAACTACACCGTCATCCGTAACCGATACGACCAGTGTGTTGGCGGCGTTCTTCAATTCTAATATGAAGTCGCCGGACGAAGCGTTTCTAATCGTAAGTCCGGTGACGCCGGAGGTAGAGCCTCGAATAATATTTCGGCTAGATGTAGTGGGCGTTATGGCCGCGTAGATCGTGTGGTCGTCGTCAGCTAATCCGGTAAGCGCGCCGTGATCCGTCGTACCTGCAGGACCCTGAGTTCCTTGAGGGCCGATAGGTCCTTGAACACCGGTAGCGCCGGGCGAACCTTGAACGCCTGTAGATCCTTGAACTCCGACGTCACCGGCGCGGGTAAACGAGATAACGACGTCATCGTTCTCACCGACTGCCGTTGATGATCCGGTGATGTACGTAACACTCAGCGCTACATAATTCGTGTAGGAGGTCAGTGCCGTTATTTGGTATTCGGCGAAAATAGCATCGTTATATAAAACGCTAACGCGCAACGATCCCTTAATAGTATTTGTTGAATCGTCGAAGGTTAGTAGCCAAGCTCCGACATTAGCGCTATTTCCGTCGGTTTTGCTGATATACCAAACGGTGGTTGTGTTGGGGGCGGTACCGTTACCTGCTAAGTATCCGGAAGTCGGGTCTCCATTAGTTGCCTCGAAGGGCGCGACTAAGTACGGTGCTGTAGATCCGCCGTAGTTGCCAAAACTGCCTTGTACTCCCTGTACTCCCGTTGCGCCGGCAGAACCCTGAACACCCTGCACACCGGTAGCACCAACGGATCCTTGAACACCCTGAACTCCTGTAGCGCCGACAGAGCCTTGGACACCCTGCACGCCTGTGGCTCCAACACTACCCTGTACGCCCTGAACACCAGTTGCACCCACCGACCCTTGAACGCCCTGAACACCAGTAGTGCCGACGGATCCTTGCACGCCCTGGACACCGACATTTCCGGCTCTAGCAAACGATACAATAATAACATCATTAGCCGACAGCGCACTTCCGGCGAGTACGTTGGTTACCGTAACTTCGACGTACCCTGTGTTATCAATAACGCTGTTTATCGTGAAGTCGGTAAATGTTGCGGACTCGTAGTTCTTCGAGATACGAAGCGACCCCTTTACCGTGTTGGTGGAGTCATCCAACGCCAGCAACCACGGCCCCACCGAAACGGACTGCCCATCTGTTTTTGACAGATAGATAGACGTAGTTAACGCGTTAGTGGCATCTTTGAACGCACACTCCCCGGAACTAACGCTGGTGAGGCTGTAGCCTTTAAAATTGTACTGAATCGAGTCCCCGCCAAAGTTTCCAAAGGTTCCTTGAACACCCTGAACACCTTGGACTCCTTGCACGCCGGTTGCGCCCACCGAGCCTTGAACGCCTTGAACGCCCGTAGCTCCTACCGAGCCTTGAACGCCTTGAACGCCCGTAGCGCCAACGCTTCCCTGGACACCTTGAACACCGGTGGCGCCAACCGAGCCCTGCACTCCTTGCACGCCCGTAGCTCCGACCGAGCCCTGAACGCCTTGAACACCCGTAGCGCCGACGGATCCTTGCACGCCTTGAACGCCGGTAGCCCCAACACTACCTTGAACACCCTGTACGCCCGTCGCGCCAACAGAGCCCTGCACGCCCTGTACGCCAGTAGCGCCGACAGAACCCTGAACGCCCTGAACGCCAGCTGAACCACTCGATCCTTGCACACCTTGAACGCCAGTCGGTCCCTGGTCCCCGACGTCGCCGGCGCGGGCGAACGACATAATGATTTTGTCGTTTGCGGATAACGTACCAGCACCGGTCACATACGTAACAGGAATTTCTACGTAATTTGTGTACGGCGTTATGTCGACGGAATCTATCGTGTAATCAACAAATACGTTGGACGAGAACTCTTTAAAAATTCTAAGCGAACCACGAACAGAGTTTGTTGAGTCATCGAGCGAGAGGAGCCAGGATGCTACGTTTACTGCCTGATCTGTGGTTTTAGAAACAACGATGGCTGTAGACAGCGCGGCGGTCGTGCTGTTAAGCCCGAGATACCCAGAACCCGGGTCGTTCGTTTTCGAGAATCCAAAGAAGGCATATTTTACCGAGTCGCCACCGTAATCGCCTGAAACTCCTGTAGTTCCGGTAGACCCCTGCGGTCCTTGTACGCCAGTAGCGCCGATAGATCCCTGAACGCCTTGAACGCCAGCAGCACCGACGGATCCTTGGACACCTTGCACGCCGGTTGCGCCGACAGAACCTTGAACACCCTGCACGCCGGTAGCGCCGATAGAACCTTGAACCCCTTGTACGCCAGTAGCTCCCACAGATCCCTGAACACCCTGAACTCCCGTAGCGCCTACAGAACCCTGAACGCCCTGGACACCAGTTTCGCCAATCGAACCTTGGACGCCTTGTACACCGGTGTTGCCTGTGGCTCCGACAGACCCTTGTACGCCTTGAACGCCCTGAACGCCGGTAGTACCCGCAGACCCTTGCACGCCCTGCGCACCAACAGCACCAGCTAACCCTTGAACGCCCTGCACGCCGGTAGTTCCCTGCACACCTTGAGGGCCGATTATCGAGACTGCTGTTGGCCAGGCTCCGGCAGCCTTAGGACCGGAAATTTCCCAGTCTACTGTATTGATGAAGAAATCGCCGTTCGTGCCGACTGCGCCCGGGTCGCCCGCACCGTTTAATATAGTGTTTCCGAAGCTACCCTGCGCGCCTTGCACGCCAGCAGACCCTTGAACACCTTGGACACCCGCAGCACCTATGGATCCTTGCACACCCTGCACGCCTGTAGCACCAACGGATCCTTGGACGCCCTGAACACCGGCCGCACCTACGGACCCCTGTACGCCTTGGACACCGGTTACTCCGATTGAGCCCTGAACGCCTTGAACGCCAGTAGCACCGATTGATCCTTGCACGCCCTGAACACCGGTTGCTCCGACTGATCCTTGAGAACCCTGCGTTCCCGCAGGTCCCTGATCTCCAGTGTCGCCGGCTCGGGCAAACGACATGATAATTTTATCGTTCGTTGTTAATGTACCGGCACCTGTTACATACGTAACAGGAATCTCGACGTAATTTGTGTACGACGTTATGTCGGTTGGATCTATCGTGTAATCCACGAAGATATTAGAGGAGAACTCTTTAAAAATTCTAAGCGAGCCGCGAACGGCATTTGTGGAGTCGTCTAACGCGAGCAACCATGCCGATACGTTTACGGCCTGATCTGTAGTTTTGGAGACGACAATAGCCGTAGATAGCGCAGCCGTCGTATTGTTTAATCCGATATATCCAGAACCCGGATCGTTAGTTTTAGAGAATCCAAAGAACGCGTACTTTACCGAGTCTCCGCCGTAATCGCCCGATACGCCCGTAGTTCCGGTAGACCCTTGCGGTCCTTGAACTCCGGTGAGGCCAATAGACCCTTGTACACCCTGAACACCAGTTGCTCCCACCGAACCCTGCACACCTTGGACACCAGCAGCGCCGATAGAACCTTGTACGCCCTGGACGCCCACAGCACCGACAGAGCCTTGAACGCCCTGAACACCGGTTGCTCCGATAGAACCTTGAACCCCTTGAACGCCCGTGGCACCAACGCTCCCCTGTACGCCCTGAACACCAGTAGCGCCGACGGATCCTTGTACGCCTTGAACGCCAGTTAAACCTACACTGCCCTGAACTCCCTGAGGTCCGATTATAGATACAGCAGTCGGCCAAGATCCAGCAGCCTTGGGACCGGAAATTTCCCAATCTGTGGTGTTGATAAAGAAATCGCCGTTCGTGCCCACGGCTCCCGGATCGCCGGCACCGTTTAATATGGTATTGCCGGTAGAGCCTTGAACTCCCTGAGAACCTTGAATTCCTTGAACTCCGGTTGCACCGATAGTTCCTTGGACGCCTTGGAATCCAGTAGCTCCCACAGAACCTTGAACACCCTGAGGACCGGCAACGCCTTGCGGCCCCGCATCGCCTGCGCGAGCAAATGATACGATTATTTTATCAGATACGCTAAACGATCCAGCACTGGTTACGTGCGAAACAGTAATTTGCACGTGACCAGATTGATTACTTAGGCTGGTTATGGTGTAGTCGGCAAATACTGATGAGTCGTACTCTTTAAAGAATCGCAGCGATCCTTTTACCGTGTTAGTCGAGTCGTCGAGGGCGAGAAGCCAATTGGTTATGAGAGTGGTGAAGTCGTCGTTCTTTGAGAGATATACGACCGTAGTTGCGGAATTAGATGCGCCGCTAAAATACGCCTGACCACCTAAGATAACGGGTGAGTCTACTGCGTAGCCCTGGAACGAGTATCGGAACGAGTCGCCACCAAAAAGACCGAACGTGCCTTGACGGCCCTGAGCGCCCTGAGTCCCTTGTGCGCCCTGAACACCCGTAGCGCCGACTGAACCCTGCACACCCTGAACACCCGTTAAACCAACACTCCCTTGAGTTCCTTGCGCACCTTGAACACCAGTCGCACCAACGGAACCTTGCACACCAGCAGCGCCAACTGACCCTTGCACACCTTGCACGCCCTGCACGCCGGTTAATCCGGCAGAACCTTGAATCCCTTGAATTCCTTGAATTCCTTGAACGCCCTGCGGTCCAGTAGCACCAACAATACCTTGAACGCCTTGAACGCCTTGGGGTCCGATAATGCCCTGAGGTCCTATAGGTCCTTGATATCCTTGAGGACCCAAATCGCCTTGAACACCGAAATCGCCTTGAGGACCTAGCGGACCTTGACGACCTTGAGTGCCTTGATAACCCTGCGGTCCTATAACACCCTGCGCGCCAATAGTTCCCTGTGATCCCTGATAACCGATAGGTCCTTGAACGCCTTGAACGCCTTGAATTCCTTGAATTCCCTGAACGCCTTGTACGCCTTGCGGCCCGATCTGCGTGTACATCACCTGAATTGCGGTGAATATCACGCTGGGGATGGCAGGCGCGGGCGCTGCGGCGGGAATATATTGAATGGACACGTTTGTATTGGTCGTCTGCCAATACATTTCGATGTAGTCGTTAGCGGCCAGACTCAGGACAAAATTAACCGTACCTAACGCGTGACCGTCGACACCACCATGACTCTCGACTATCGACCACTTACTATCGGTGTCGGCGAGATTCGTTCCGTTTTTCTTAAGCCAGATGTTAGCGTCTTCGATTTGATTATGTGAGCTAGCAAATTGAACTGAAAATGTGAGCGAGTAAACGCCCTGATTAGCAAACGTCACTCGGCTATTAGAGACGATGCTTACGCCGGTAGAATCCGGGTCGGTGTTATTTAACGTAATCGCGTAGGCTGTATTAGCGGCGGCGGCCGTCTGATCCTGCGTCGACCAGAACGAACCCCAGTAACCGATAGCGCCGCCAGCGCCGGTAGTTCCGGTCGACCCCTGTCGGCCCTGAGTTCCTTGCGGACCAATTTCGCCCTGAGGACCAGCCGAGCCTGTGGGTCCCACCCCTTTTCGAGCACCGGACGTATCGAGAACATACCAACCATCGTCGTTGTAGCTGGCCGTTTCGCCAGTCAACAAAGTCGATTTATGCAGAATGCGCAGATTAGCGCCTTCCTTAAGAGCGACCACTAACGTTCGGGCAGATGAATCTGAGTTGTGGATCGTTACGTCACGAATAACGTACGTCGAGCCGACCGCAGGACCAACGAGCAACGTCGTAGGCGATGCGGAAGTTCCACTGGTTACTGTTCCGTGAACGGGGGCCGGATTGAAATCGGTAGCTGTGTTCTCGGCGTACGAAACAACGAAAGTCGGCGCGGTGACGGGACCTGCGTCGAGGTAGGCGACGATTGACTGGGAAGAGGAGTTTAGAGCAATCACAGGCCGATATTAATTCGTTTCATTACCTGCGGATGGGTTAATCCAGAGCCGCCGCCGGCCGCAGATGCCTCCCATTTTCCGGTACTACTATTATAAATTAGACCATCTCCGGTAGTCACGTTAGCAGCGTCAACATCTGGCAGATCTACAAGTCTAGGCGTGGCGTTCTCTGCGTCCGTAATAATACCGGTACGATCTACGGTTATTCTCGGATTCGTGTAGATTCCAGGACGGACGGGCGAGTCGGGAGTAAGTTGCGGTACTATCGGCTCACGCGTCGTTTTAGTAACCGTATTAATTTTTGTGTCTTTAGGAGAGGGCATAACTCACCTCAAAGTCCAGGTAATGGGGGCGTCAGATTACTTAAATTAGGTGGTGATATATTAGGCGGCGTTAAACCGCTTGCTAATCCACCAATATCCGGCGGCGTTAAACCACCGGCTAATCCACTAATATCCGGAGGTGTTAAACCACCGGCTAATCCACTAATATCCGGAGGTGTTAAACCACCGGCTAATCCACTAATATCCGGAGGTGTTAAACCGCCGCTAATTTCTTTTAATAGCGAAGCTCTATCACCGAGTAGTGATTGAGCTGCTGATTTAACAGACCCCAAAAGTTTTTTGAGAAATCCGATTTTTGATTTGAATCCGCGTAAGAAACCAAGAACAGAAAAACCTTTTGGAATAAGGTCTAGAGAAACTAACTTTGTGTACCCGTCCAACAATATTCCTTTATACATCGACAAATCAAAATAACCTCCGCCGCTAGAATTTAACGACAGCATAGGACTGCCAGTAGGTGTTTCAAAAAGAGCGGTCGTTAAATTAGTTCCTATGAGCGCGGGCGTGTCTAAGTGAATGGCGGATGTGGCGGTTAATTTAATAACGTCGCCGTCAATCGATACATTACTTCCTTTTATAAACACACCTGTAGAACTCATCTCAATCTTCTGACTACGTTTTAAATCCTCGATACGAACGGAATTTGTTTCGTTATTAATTTCGATTACGAGCCAATCCCGATAAAAGACTCGAGATCCGTAACTAACGGCGCCAGACCCGCTAACTATCCGACCCTCTTCTTTATATATCTCAGTATTTCTAGTCTTCTCTGTTCCATCTGGTGCGTAGGTAATTGAATCTTGTCGCTCTCTGTAGCTATGCGTTTTATTGTCGCGCTCTTCTACGCGGTGATCACCGTACATATCGCGTCGACCGCGTTCGACTTTAGGTGCCCTTATTAACTGTGTTCCGTATTTAGCTCTGTTACCAATTACGGGAATCACGCCCTCATACGACTCTCGATCATTTTTAGCTGCGGGCTGACCTGTTGAATCTTGCTCAATAGGATTACTTTGAAGTTGTTCGTATATAGTTGTCGTGTTGGTTTTTGTGTTAAATATAATTGATTTAAAATAACCGACACTTCTAGTTACAAAGCTTCTAGCAGTAGTTAGAATTTTATTGTCGCGGCGATTGAACATCTGAAAGCAGAAGTTCGACGCGAACGTTAAGATTGCGCCGTAGGAGTAAATTTTAATTTTACTACGACTCTTCGGATCGTCTGTTCTGTTTTCAATCGAAGCATCGCCGGCAAAATGAATCTCGTCCTCAGGATCTCTAAACTGCGGCACATCTAAGGACGGCGATCGGGTGTTCAGCTCTGTCAGATTATTTACAAATGCGGCGGCCGATTCGTCGGTTGTTGTCGGTCTGTTAGTGCCGGCAGGTACGGCGGGCGACTCTAACTCGCCAATAATTATCCACGACGAGTCGTATACCTGAGCGCACACTACGAGCTTTCGGTCAGGATACGGCCTATCCACGCCGTTATGTAATCGGCGGCAAAATCGATCACCAAGTCCGGTCACATTAACTGAGTAAACACGCGTTGACGGATTGTAGCTGTTCACTCTGCCGTTATATAACTTACCTGTCATCACTTGCCTTTCGCGAGTGGCGTTCTAAATTTGACAGGAACACCTAATTCATTAGTGCCCACAAACGCTAGTTGCGTTATCGGGTGTCCGTCCGGGCCGAAGTTAGCCTTCATGCCGAGGGCGGGAGCCGCGCGCATAGTATCGATAAGTCGATCGTGCTGCATGCGACCGATGAAGTCAGCATTTTCGTGCGGAACTTTGATAACACCTATTAACGTAGGCTCGTACTTAATAGGCCGCTTGAGTTTCTTATTCAGCTCTTCAATAGCGTTAATTTGCATAACGTCGTTAACGTGAACGTCGTGATTTACGCCATCGCCGGGGTCGGTAACCCTAGCTCGATTAGTCATCGGTTTGATTACCGTCTCAAACATACGACGCTTAATGTCGATGCCCGACTCCTTGAAGCTGCCGTGAAGCTCATCAATCATCTTATTACGAACACGATTGATGTCTCCGGTAGCGGCGAGAAGATCGTGAGGTAAGAACTCACCAGTCTTGGAGATTCGGTCGCCGGCGTGAACCATCTGATTGACGGTCACACCCAGGCCGAGTTCCTCAGGCACGAAGTGCTTCTTGTTGTCGATTACAACTATCCAACCACCGGCGGGCGCGCGAGAAACCTCGCTTACCTTGCCGGTAGCCATCGCCAAGATTTCTTTGTTCTTGATCGTGCTGGGCAGCTTAAACAACCGGTCTACCTTCGGGAAGTCCGTAGACGGGGATCCGATAGCTCCAGCAAAGTGGAAAGCGCGAAGAGCCATCTGAGTCGAGGGTTCTCCGATAGTCTGCGCCGCCAAGATTCCGATGTGGTATCCGATCGGGTAGAACTTTCCGTTCTCGCTGAGTCCGAAGCACTGCTGACAGGTGCCTTGCTTAGCTTTGCACTTAAGGGGTGTTCGAACTTTTAACGTCATCTGCTTTGTGCTCATCTGACGAACACGATCCGCCGTTAAAATTTGACCCTTAAGCGGACCTTCGGCGACAACGCGATCTACAATTTCCGGATTAGTGATGGCCATATCTACGCCATCTGTCGTGCCACAGTCCGACATCGTGATCGTGTTGTCCATGTTCGAGTTGACGAGCAGCTTATTAAGGTAGCCCGTCTCGCCAGTCGATAAGCCTTTGTCAACCATACCCTTTCGGGAACCGGGCATGGTTGTCCAGTATTCGCCCAGGCTCAAACCCTCAGCAAACGATTTACGAATTTGAACAGGCACCAACTTTTTCATGTGATCCTGAACAGCGACCACACCGCCGACCATGTGAGCCACCTGCGGAGTCTTACCACCGAACGCGCCGGACACGCTGGACATATAAACAAATCTGTTGTCTTTGTCCGAGTGCACCATGCTCTTTATCTTGTTAGACGCATCAAGGGATGCTTCAGCAAAACCCTTAACCTTTTCATGATCCTTAGCCTCGTTGAGAATCTTATCTCTGGTGCCTAAATCAGTTTTAAGATCGCGAAGCGAAACAGAGAACCCGATCTCCGTAACATAGTGATTGCCGAGATCCTTCATCTTATTAACGACGTCCGGCGACTTATCGGGGTGTTTTCTGGCGACGTCGCCGATAACTTTGCTCACCATCTTCTTCGTCATGAGTCCTTCAAACCGGCAGTCGGGCGGAAGAACCTCGTTCAAAAGCACGAAACCGGGCGTGATGATTTTACCGCCAACCGTAAACGCCTGATTAATCTCGCATTTTTTATCGTGATATTCTTTTAAAACTTCAGACGTAGTCGTTGCTGTTTTAGGCGTGCCTTTGGGATCCGTCATCATGTAGAGGCCGAGGATAGCCTCTGCCTCCGGCATGTGCATGACTCGATTATCGCCGGGCGAGAACATATTCTTAGACGGAAGAAGCTTCTCAAAAGCTTCCTTCTTGGCGGCTTCCGAAATCGGTACGTGAATACCGGCCGTATCGCCGTCAAAGTCCATGTTGTAGCCTTTGACGATCAACGGATTAACACGAATAGCCTGACCAGGAACTAGCGTGGGTTTAAACGCGAGCACGTTGAATTTATGCAGCGACGGCGCGCGGTTCATAATAACCGGACGCTCAGCCGCCTCTATGTGCAGCACTTTCAACGCGAGCGGATCCTTCGCTTCGATCATCTCTTTAGCTTTTTGAGCGGTGTTCCCGAGATCTACCAACCGCTTAACCACAAACGGATGGTAAATCGTCATACCCATGGCTTCGGGAATTCCGACTTGATCGATACCTAATTTGTGATCAACAACAACAGTAGACCGCGCCGACAAGTCCTGAGGGCGCGACATGAGCTTACCTTGAAAGAATCCGATCTTGTTTTCAGCGCCCTTAATCTGCTGCAGGAATCCCTTGAAGTGCTGAGCGCGAGTTATGGGCTCAGTCATACCAACCAACCCGCTAACTGACCGATAAAGATCGCCGCGAAGTTGCTGAACATGCTTCGGATCAATCTTCATATCTTTCATGTCTCGCAAAGCGTTTGCGACCATGATTACTTCCCGATAGCCGTGATTAGCGTCAGAGACATTTAAAGATCCGTCCGGCAGCGGATTAACTGACCGAAATTTAGGAGGAATTACCGGGACAACTTTATTCATGTACGCCTGTTCAGGGCGCATTTGAATATTTTTAAGACCAAGCAGGAAGCGACGGCGTTTGTTTAATTTATCAATCAGCGCCGCCGACTTAGTAGAATTTATTTTAGCTACAACTTTGGTAAGCTCGGCGTCAACATTTATGTTTTTAAGGCGATCAAACAGCGCGTCGCCGCCGTGCGGAAGGGATCCCGTTGGGTTAGGAACTATAGTTCCGGTAGGGCTGAAGCCTAAGCTACCGTCCATTACCCCGCCAAGATCCTTCTCGGTCATCTCAAGAACAGATGCGACCGCTTTAGTCATTAGCGGATTAACGATGGGTTCGGGTAATTCTATGTGAGCCCAGTTTGTGCCGCCCATTCCGCCAGTAATCGCGGGGTCAAACAAGCCATCCTTTTCAGGCTTAAGATTGTTTGCCGTTATGACGGTTGGGTCTTTGATAGCGCCGTTGGACATCGCTTTGATTTGATTATCCGTAAGCGGCAGTGCTTTGATTTCCGTACCGTGAGTCTGTAAATTAATCCCAGACCCCAACATGTACGTGTTAAATTTTTCAGCGACAAATGGAACTTTAGCTTTCGGAAGCATCAAGCCATTTTGAAGAGCGCGCCAGTACTCGTCGTTTCTATTACCTTTGATCGAGAACGCATCTTTAACAAATTGACGAGCATCGCCGGCCAGCAGAGAGAATAGCTCCAAACCGCCGACGCGTTGAGCGGAACCCTCGTCGGTTTTGGCGGGTTGCTCGTTCATCGTGTACTGACCGCCGATTCCTCTCGCAGAGAACTTCTTAGACACGAGGTGTTTCAGTTTAAGGAAATGCGTATCCCCAACTAAAACGTTGTTGTAAGTGCGACCTGTGGTTGGATCAGTTACAGACTCCTCCCCGTGCGGGTCGAGGCCCGCCTTTTTCAGGTCGTTTGTGACTTTCTCAAGAACATTTCCGGGGGCGAAGTTATCGACTATGTACGGCTTACCGGTTGTCTTGGCCAGCTTACCCGCGGCCGCTTCGTACAACTGACCGGGATTACGACGACCGACGACGCCTGCGGGGTTGAAGATTATGTCTAGCGGTTTTCCAGACTTATCGTGATAAATTTCCTTATCCGGAATGATGGCCGTGACGATACCCTTACCGCCGTGACGCATCGAGAACTTATCGCCGATCTGAGTCGCCTCTTCGGTATGAAGAATAACTTTCACAAATCCGCCGGTATTCACGACTTCTTCAACTACGCCGTTGTGATCGTTTTCCCAGCGAAGTGATACATCTACCCAGTTATTCTTTAATGCTTTGTGTAGCCGAGAGAAATCGTAATCTTCGTGTAACTCTTGTTCGCGAACAGCCGGAACCAAAAGATCGCCGTTATGAACGACAGCACCTTTCTTTACCACGCCGGTGTTATCGTATTTGCTTCGATCGCCGATTTTGACCGCCTCATCCGGGTAGTGCGCTAAGAATATGCTCAGACCAACTTTAGTATTTGCATCTTTGTCCAGACGTTCCTCATACTTGTGAATAGAGGTCATCTTCTTAGAGCAAGACTCACTTATAACGATGCCGTCTTCAAAATTCATACCCTTGTACGGCATGTACGCAACACGCAAATTCTTACCGAGAGCGAGAGTCCCATTCTTGGTGTAGTTGCTCTCGGCGATAAGCTGATCTTTCTTTACAGAATCGCCGACTTTTACGATCGGAGTGTTGTGTAAATAAGTGTTGCTGTTTAACGGAAACTTATCGTAGATAGAAACGGAGTAAAGTTTTCCGTCATTTCCTTTAATCTTTATGGCATCCGAGGCGATGGCGGCGATACGACCATCGACGGGGGATTTCGGTAAAAACGCTTGACCAAACTTAGTCTCAAAGCCTACGCCGCCCATGTTCGCCTGAACGAGGGGAACATCGGGATCTTTCAAAGGAACAGTCTGCTCAAGGTGGCGGCTTGTATATCCGGCTCGAGTTGACTCGTCTGTATGAAGGAACGGAATTGCGTTAGACGAGATAGAGAAGACATTCGCGGCGCGCGGAATTATGTATTCGATTTCTGTAGGAAGGAATTCCCTGAGATCGGCTTGTCTACGACCTTTAATCCGCGGCGCGAGGGCTTTCGGCGGTTTGCTGGTCAAATCAAACTGATCGGGAAACGCAATAACTTTTCTGTCTACTTCCTGAACAGACTTAGTCTCAAGCGCACCTGTTTTTGCGTTAATCAGTTTGATCGTTAATTCGTTGCCCGACTTTGCGGCGCCTAACGACAAATGCCCAGTAACGCCAATCTTCTGTCCCTCGGGAGTCTGAATTGGGTCGATAACACCAGCGTGACTGGGGTGTACCGATCTCAGGTCGTCAGATATGGAGTGCGTAGACCCGATTCCGCCTTCGCCGAGAACGGTCGTCGTGAAGTTGGTGCTGACCATCTCCAACGGATTAACCTGATCGGCGAATCGTGCGAATTCACTTTGATTGAAGAACCCGGTTACGGGCTTCGTAAATAGGCCGGGGTGGAAAGCTTCTTTAATCTTGCCAGTGCGATCGAGCTTACTGGCTATCGCAAACTTAATACTTTTGGTCGCTTCTCTAATTCTATCCGGAACAAAGTCTTCGACAGAGTGAAGGCTCTTGAACGCTAAACTTTCCGTATCGTCGGATTGAACTTGATTTTTAGAAAGCGCGACGCATTTTCTAGCAGCGTCTAGAACGGCTTCTCCTGTGATGGAGGCGTGTGCGGCGTTTAGCGTAATCTGATTAACCTTCGGATCAAGAGGCTTAGAATTCAAGAACGACGTGATAAGTTTTTGAGCTTCCGCTAAAGATGCGGGACGCGGCGCGGTCGGACGTAATTTCTCGTACAACTTAAACGCTTGAACCTCGTCATCAACCTTCTCGTCTGTGGCCTGAAACACATCACGCCCGAGCGCTTCAATAATTCTATCATTCCCGATACCAAGCGCGCGAAGGACGGTTGTGAGCGGGAAATGAGACGTCTGAACTCGGAAAGAAAAATCGCCGGTCTTTCTATCTAAAATAATTTTGTAAACCCCGGAAGCCGACGTATTTACGAATGTCTCAATATTATTATCAGCGGTAGTTCGGACGTACAATCCCGGCCTCAATCTCAGCTGATTTACCGTCTGAATATCTTTACCGTCGACAACGAACGAGTCACGCGCCGTTATGTGAGGAACTTGAAGAATTACAACGCCTTTTAAAGTATCTAAAGTCTTACCAGATGCATCGGTCATGGTCAGATCACCGCGCATCTTAGCTAAGATAGAGCTGTCGTTGAGTTTGGCCTTTTTCTGCGCGGCGACGTCGTTCTTTATGTGGTCGCCTAAATTCTCCCACTTAAAATTCGATGCTGTTAATTTGTACTTACGGCCTTCGATAGGGAAAGCGTCGCGAACCGCCTCTTCGCACCGCTTAATTAACGCAGGAAATTGTTCGGTGGGGTTGATCATATCAGCCTCCGCCAAGCTCCTTCATCCGCGCCTCATCATCTTCTCTAAGACTTTTGCCGGTGCGAACTAACGGGAGATTGTCGCCAAGTTCGTTGTAGACGATCAGGCATTTGTAGTCGACGAAATCGTCGGCTCTGATCATCGAATATTTCTCGCTGACAACCTCATAACGATCAACGTCGTTATGAATTATCTGCCAGCGCGCACTATCGTGCTCAGTGCTGAGATCCAGCAATTCGCATCGACGTCGCTTAGTTTGCGCAGCCTTCGGATCGACCAAGCCGAGCGGAACAGCGCGATCAACAATTTTATTGATCTTTTGTGTTACGCCGTCCAACACACGGGACGCCATCGCGGAGGTTAATCGCGATTTGTCGGCTTGGTCGTTTCCGCGGCCGTCGCTCATACAGGACTCGACTTACGACGCGGAGCGCGCTGTTCCGGCAGCGGCTTCATTTCCGGGGCGTTGCCTTGAGTCTTGATCATCGCTAATCGTTCACGAATAGCCTGAGCGACTTCGGGATTTGTTTGCTGAATCTTAGCCAGCTCCATACGCTTCTGATCGGCATCGCCGGGGCTCTTGAGGAACTGATCGACCATGGCGTCTAAAAGACCGGGCGTGTACTGAACACTAAGACCCGGCATGGGCTCGAGGGCGGCCTTCTTTTGCATAGGCGGAGCGCCGCCGTTTTGCTGAAGTTCTTGCTGCTTCTGCTGCGCCTTGAGCTGATAATCAGTTTGAGTTTGCAGCGCGCGGCCTTGAGCCTCGGCCTGAACAACCATCTGCTTGATAACAGCGGCGTCACGATCGGAAGCTTCCTCAGCCTTACGACGGCGTTCTTGTTCAGGATCAAATCCAAGCTCTTCCAACGTCGTACGATCCGAGACGGTATTCGTCTGACGCAGATTAAGAGCGATCTGCTTCTGCTGGACGTCGTCGGCCATCTTGAAGTCCTTGTGCGTGATCTTCACGGCCGGGAGCGACAAGAAGCGCTGAAGCTTGGGAACCAAGAAGTCCTGCAAGAACGAGTTGAGCTGCTCGATCATGTTGAGGAACAGATTTTCAAGAACGCGCAGCGAAATGGACGATCCAGACCAGTTAAGTCCGCCGTAGATAAACTCTTGCGGAACGTCCAGACCGCCGGCGATCTGCTGACGAAGCATGTTCAGCTCGTCGAATACATTCAAGCTCTTAGCATCGCCACGGATGTTCTCTACCGACACGGGGAACGGTACGGTGTAGATGGAGTTTTGGTCGCGGCGCCAACGCCCGACGATATCCATCATCTTGCGCGACCACTCGCCGAGATCGGCGTTCATATGCGGCGATACGCCGGAGCTAGAGGCTTGCGGAATGATTAACGTGAGCGGAAGCACGTGCTCGAGCGCGATGGCTTCCTGAGCCCGCTTGTAGGTCTGGAACAGCCACGCGTCTTTGAAGACCGGGAGCAGCGGAGGCATGCCGTAGGCATCGTCCTCAGCCGATACGGACGGGTTCTTAAAGTGGTAGATGTTCGAATCGTCGAACTTAATATTCTTACGATCCTTGATGGCCTTCAAGAACTCGATCGGCGTGCCATCGACAAGAACCTTATTGAGCTTCTTGTTCTCAATACGTTGACGCATCCACTTCGGAATCTTATAGATGTACTCGCTCGCATCGGTCAACGGGTTGTATCGAATATCGATGTACTGGGGATTCCAGCGAATAACCTTGACGCGGGCCCGGTTGCGGATGACCTTGTCCTCCGGATCCATGATGCCCTTGATCTCACACTTAGAGCATTTGGCTATGAATTGAAATTCCGCGTATTCCCACTCGGATTTTTTCGCAACTTGTTTGTGTTTACACGCTCGACACTCTAAATACCGCTCAAATGGATACATAATCGACGCATACGCATTACCGTACACGGCGTAGTCCAGCAGCATTTTATATTCGAGCTCTCGAATTTTGATGGTCTTCTCTAAGACCTCTTTCCACAGCTGCTTAGGTTTTTCTTTATCAGTGTCGTAGTTATACCCGGTGATAACGTACGAGCACTTCTTATTGATAATCGGGGCAATTTCCGAGTGGCTCGAGTACAGGTACTGGCACCAACGGAAAAGCTCCTTGACCGACGGCGGCATGTACGTCGAGGAAATATCGAACCACTGGTGCGGGTATCCGCCGATCGAACCGCGGCGTCCGCCGCGCATAGTTGTAATTGGGGGCATGGGTTATTTGGCTTTCGCCATCTCCTCTTTGGCCATCGACAAACGTTCGAACACGTAGTTCTCTACATCATACAACTTTGCGGCCTGAACATCGACCAGTTCTTCTAAATTAAGTGTCGCATTAGGAATATCTTCTACGCGAGCCCTTATTTTCTCACGCAAATCTTTCTGAGAATCGGGTTCGTACTCAATGATGGCTTTAGGGTAAGCAAATACGCCATGCTGAACGAAGCACGCTTGAATGTACGCCACTACATCCTCCGAAAATTTTGGAAGATTCGGGTGAATCATTCGCGCCATTTGTATGCCGTATGAAATCTCCGCGGGCGACGCAACTTCAAGAACTTCAAAATTTGGCACGTGGTTGTTAAATGCCAAAATTATATTCTCAAATCCCTCAATTCTTGTGGCAAATACGTCAGGATTGCCTAACAGAGTTTTTGCCGCAAAAATTGACGCCATAGCGCGATCAATTGGCTGATGAGAAACGTCAGATTTTAGCGAGGTCGGTAGAGAAAATTTAGTCGATATGCTTGTTCTAAGCGTTTCCGGTTCCCAACTAACCCAATCGGATCCTAAGACAGAGTTTAGTAATCTGACGTAGACCGCGACTGGGACGTTTTCGGCATTAAATAAAGCCGATTTTGGGTGTGACATGAACTAACCATTCTCACTTCTTGGACCAGGGTACGTACTTATTCTCCTCGAGTTTTTCTTTTATTTCCTTCATATCCTCAGTTTCTACCTCATCATCTTCTTTCTTAGGCAGCTTGGCGACAAGCGCGTCAATCGCTTTTTTCACCGCGGGAGAAGCGACGTAGTTGTAGTACTGAATGGGGCCACGAAGGAATCGATTTGCAACTTCGGGAGAGAATATCTGCTTCACTACGCCGGGATAGTTCACGGCGAGATTGGCAACCTGATTCTGCTCTATCGACGTCATATCACAAGACGCTAATTTAACCGCACCAGACCAGCACGTCATAAACGCATCAGGAACACGACCGACAATACCAGCCGACTTATCGAGCTGATCGAGAAGGACGGCGCCGCGCTTTGAATCCATGCTCGCTAATCTATTTTTTAAATCTAGGAATTGAGCATGCTTAACAATGTCCTCTTTTAAAAGAGCTTCGCGTTGCTTCATCCCGTTTTCAAAATTAGGGCCGTAACCAGCCTTAGGCACGTAATCCATAATCCGCTGATCGGTGACCTGCGCCACTTTATTTAGCGCGTTTGCCGACACGACGCGCTCAGCCGGAGTCATTCGTCCGAAGTTCGCCAACCATTCTTGCTGAGCAAGGTCAAACGCAGCCTGCTTGCTCAGAGACTCGGTTTGCGGCATAGCCTCACCAGTTACGGTGAACGTGAATTGACCGGTTGAATTTACGGTCTCCGCTACAGCACCGGCTAGCTTAATCTGCGAAGATTCGGCCGCCTCCTGGATTCGGAATTGAGCCGCCTTGCGCATGTCTTCTGGAAGCTGATGGCCGTACGTATTGAAGTACGCGGCCGAAACCTTCACGAGCGCGGGCGAGGCGAGCGGAAACTTGCGGTGAGTGCCGGACGCCGTCTTAATCAAGATCGCGAAATCACGGTCTTGGAGACGAGCTATGGCATCCGAGGACGGAACGCCCGACGACGCTAAATTAGGGTTGTTTACAAACTCAGGGTCATCGTAGCTATCAATTATCAGTCCGGCTAACTTAAGCATGTCTCAGCCTCCGATCATCTCTCGGGGATCGATCGGGCCATCGGGAGCACCGCCCGGGCCCTGTGGCATCGCGTCAGGCGATTGCTGGCGCTGTTGAGCCATCGCCGCCTCCTGTTGCTGCTGAGCCTGCATCTGAGCCTGCATCTGCTCTTGCTGCTCCTGAGCCGACAGTTGTTGTTGCATTTGCTTAAGTTGCAACTTCAGTTGAAGATTCTGGAGCTGCTCGTTGAGCATGATATTCTCCATTTGTGTGGGCGACGGCGGACCCATCATTTGGGGCGCCTGCTGTTGAGCGGGCGCCGCCAATTTCGTCAACTCAGTCAAGAAGCCAGTCATAAACGAGTCGGACATCTCAGGTGTCTCCAAATAAGACCGCAAAATTTGTCATAAGAATATTGAGTCGGCGTTCTATACCGGTCTCAAGATCAGTATGATTTTTTTAATCATGCGTCTTGAGATCGGAGTTAGGGAGCGTCATGGATAGTAAGGAAATAGTGGAGATAGCGCGTAATTTAACGTCCAATCCGGTTATCGTCGATTTATTGAAAGATATTAAATCACGGCGACCGAGGAGTGATCGTTCAATTATAGTTGTTAACTCTGCCGGTATGAGGATTGATAATCTTAAATCTTTCCTGCTTATACCGAATCTTGGGTCCAAGTGAAGACCACCGTGCTGCCCATAAAAAGGCGGTACGGCATCTTGTGGGGCTTGTCCCCCCGCCGCCGACTTACTATGCTGCTAGTACGCAGCCCGGAGTGTGCCTGATTGCGCTGACCTGTGAAGTGACCTTGTTCAAGTCCGAAAGGGCGTCCTATGCGGCAAAGCCGCGGGTATAAGACGAGACATGAAGCTGGTTGGATTAACGTTGTCCGGAATAACACATCTTCGCGGCGGTCCGATTTGCCGGGCCACAGGGGCTACTGGTTGCCCCGCGCCGAACGCTACAAGCGCCGAGCGAAAATCAGCACCGGGGGTATGCCGAGACGGCTAGGCATACCCCCATCTTTTTTAGTCTATAAAACCTCAGATGGTCTCAAACACGGTCGCGCCCATGAATCCACTACCGTCGGACGGCGGAGCGATTAGCGCAATTTCGGTGTGAGTTCCTGCGGCGGGCAGTGTGATGCTGAATGTGCAGGACAGCGAAGACTTAGAGACGAGCGTCGTGACCAGATCGGTAAGAGCACCGGAGTTGTCAGACGATACAGCTAATATTGTTGGAATCACGTCTACATTTGACAAATTTGTATACGTGTAGGTGACGGTCTGAGTGGTTCCACCAGATACAGATGCGAGGGTCGGGAATCCCGAACTTGTTACTTGCGCAGCGTCGGCTCTGGCTGGTAGGGTAAAGTTGGTTCCGTAGGTCAGCAACACAGCGCCGGCTCGACTCAACAACTCTAATTTATACAGGATCGGCGTACCGTTTTTGTCGGCCACGTAGGTGAACGGAGAGACGTATACCGATGCGATAATCTGAGTAGACGACTGCTGTGTTATAACCAGCTTCGCTACCGGCTTGTTCAGGAACCTTATCGTGTGGTGCGTTAGCGCGCCGCTCACCGGCGATATCCGCAGAGACGCTACGTTGTACGATCCGAGATTAGTTCCGGTGATCAACATCTGACCGACTGTAGATGAGTCCGCAAGATTCGTGGTAATTAACTCGGTTATAGTCGGGGATCCTGGAGTCGACGACACAGAAATACCGGTCTCTGTGCTGAAGTCCTCCGAGCCGATTGTTAAAGTCGTGCTCGCGCTCGCGCCCGGAAGATTCATCTTAAGGAATAACCGACGATCATCAGTGGCTAGCGGCGGCGATTTAACATTACCTAAATTAAACGTCAACGTTGTGTTTGACGGATCAACAGTTGTTTCGGACGAAGATGTGGCAAACGCTTGGCAGTAGACGGTGGCCGCCGTATGCGTCAGATAACGTCCGTTAACAGTAAGCGTGAATCCAGTATCGCCTTCGTATAAAACAGGCGGATTAATTGTGGTTCCGCTTCCATTTTTAAGCACGTATCCGGTAATTTCAGGAACCTTGTACGGCTCAACTTCAAATGAGTGCGTCGCGGTATGATTAGCCGTAGCTACCGTTATCGTCACTACTTGACCGTCGCACGCGGCGGGAATAGTCAGCGTATCTATCTCAACTAAACCATCGCTAACAATCGAAAACGAATTTAAGGATACGCCAGAAGCCGCGCCAGTTCCCGACACCGATACGCCCGTAGACACTGTGGTGTTGGATAGATTCTGTCCATATATGCGGACTAATGCCGACCCCACCTGAGCGTATGCGCTACCAGCACCTTCAGTTTTGTCCGAAACCTCAATCGTGGTTATTACCGGACGAGGCTCAGCAATTGTGACTGTAAACGTGTCCGTATTCGTCGGATTCAAATCCGTAACAGTTACAACCAAATTAGTTCCGATAAGTGACGCGATGTTCGGTATCGAGTAAGGAAGCTTGACGTGCGTTGTGGACACCACAACAGCATCGCCCGACGCCACGGTTGTTCCATTAATCGAAATAGCGTAGGTGCAACCTGTACGGAAATTAGTGCCTGTAACCTTAATGTCGCCAGAGTCTCCGCAAACAGCGAGCGGCGCGTTTACCGATCCGTAAGTTAACGCATATTGCGGGGGACTTACGGGGTAAAAATCCAGATCAGTTATGTTGACGGCCGATGCCGACTGAACCGTCAGGGTCGTTGCAACGGATGTATTTCCGTTCGGATTTCGCACAGTAACGCTGTAGGAACCAGCGGTCGGCGAGTTTATCGTGATGAGGATATTACCTTGACCGGTTCCGGCGTTAGTTATCGTTAGCGTCTGAATAGATTGTAAACCGCTACCAGACGGGCTGATCTGAACGACAGCCCCGGTAACTAAACCACTAGTAACGTTCACGGTTATTTGCTGTTCGGGAACATACTCAGTAATAGTTGCGATGCTGAGCGTAACGTTGGTCGGCGTGCTCGTATTGGCCACAACCCAGCTGCTCGTCGCCGTCAACCCAGACGGATTGTTAGTAACGGTCAGCGTTACGGTAGCCACCGTGTTGGTAACACAGGTGAACGTAAAGCCTGTCGATGTAACAGACGTCGGCGCGGTAACGCTGGTGGCGTTGGCTACAGAGATGGTCGGCGATATAAAGTTCTTTCCGACAACCGTTATAGTCTTCACCGATGCGTTCTGATCTGTAGACGACGGCGTTACCTGAGTTATCACAGGCACGGCATCGTTTATGGTCGGGATCGGAAGATCGGCTGGAATTAAAGCCAAATTTGCCAGCTGCGCCGCTCTTAATTTCAACACCTTATCTTCGCTGGAAAGATTCAGCGTTACTTTCGCAAACACGGTCTCGCCCTCGGGGTCCGAAGGCTTCATACCAGACACGTTGAACGTGCTGGCAAGTGTGTTCATGTATCGTCCGCGATAGGCGGTGAATTCAGAGATGGTAGCGTACGAAGTTGATCCGGTTGAATCTATAACTGTGTACTTACCGGTCAAAGATCCGTCGGACAAGTCAAACGGATAACCGCTCCAATTCGTGGTGGGAATAGCCGAGGTTGTGGGTAACGGAAGATTGCGACCGTAGGCCGTGATATACAGATCGGATCCGGCAGTTATCGACGTTACGGGAGTAAACGCGCCTGCGGCGTCGCGTGTATAGAATCTAGCCTCAATCCAAGACGGCGCTGCGGGCGGAATTACGAACGCTTGCGTAATCGTTTGCGTATTAAGCGAATCCGCCCTAGACGTAACCGTAATATTTACAGCAGTGCCGTATGTTAGACCTTCTGCGAGATCAAAAGTAAGTACTAAGTTATTACCTGAGAAGGAGTGACTAACGTTCCGAACGATGCGATCATCAAACTCTAAGTTAGTTGGCCACGTCCCGGGCGTCGCTACCGGATACTGCGCCGATACTTCGCTCGGCCTATCAGGTAACGGATATGCAAACGGACGGGGTTTCGACAGCGAACCTATCGGAGGATTGGTCAAATTGGACGTCGTGTTCATCGTATAGAACTGCACATCCAACAGCTGCGGGATTCGATCACCGGCAATCGTTATGTTACAAACATCTCCGATTGCTATCAGAGCTTTGATCACACTCAACGTGCCCATGGAGGCGCAATAAATCGGCACCGCCGGTTCTGTGGGGGCGTTCGCCTTCTGCGCTAAGAAACCAGCCCACGTATACGTGGGATCCCCCGCGGCGATACGAGACATGATTCGATAGTCAGCAGTTCCAGGCGCTCCGTCCGGATTAGTAATCGGGATGATGTCGCCGGGAAACTTATTAGCAAACGGACCAGTAGTGCAGCACGGTTCCGTAGGCGGAGGCGGTCCTACGGGTCCCGTAGGCGTATTATCCTCAAACGGAAGTTCGGGAAGCGAGCGAAGAGCCACGTAAGATTCCGGCTCATCATCAACAGATGTGGCGGTGAAGAACTGAATTGAGGCAAGGAATTTATCGGATTGAGTGACGTCCCAGAAGAAATCAAAACCAAAACGACCGTATTGCGGCGACACTGGCAAAATAGAAACGCCGGTCGTATAGGCAGTATTCGACTGCTCGCTGATAAGGTACGCTTTTAGAGACGCGACAAATGACTTCACGGATGTTGCGGAAGACGCGGCGGCACCGATATTCACGGGGCCGTTATTGTACACGTAGTAAAAAATTCCGTTGCGATCCAACGAGAACTCGTGAGTACCAGCGTAACCAGCGGTGTTGGTGTTTACCTCGGACAGAATAGCGGGGGCCGACGTCCACCATATGGTGCGAAGCGGGGTTCCAGTAGCGTCAACCATCTCGCCGTAAATGCTCTTGGTTACACGCACACCAGTAATTAAACGATCAACACGAACCTCCAAATACAACCCAGGAATGGAGCCGGCCGCGGCGTTGTATCCCGTAGTGGAGGCCATAAGCGCTAATCGAAACGAAACGTAATCCGAATCTTTCTCCAGATGTTTCGTCAGTAATTCCGACACGTGCAAAGTTACACGCTGCACATGACTGTGAGGTACCTGAGCACGAACGCGATTTATGGAAAATCCCTGACCAGCGCCAGTCGGAATACCTAAGTTAGAGTATTGATTATCGTCGCTGAAATATCGACCAGCAGATCCGGTAACCAACCAATTAGATTGCGCTAAGTAGGTGCCCGCCGGGCCGGTGAAAAAATCTGTGACGGCCACCGGCGCATTTAAGGCCGGCGTGTAGTTAACTCCGGGTTGAGGACCCGGATTTATATTAGGCGTGGTATCAACAACGACGATCTTAGATCCGGCGGATGTTTCCGTTACCGTCGCATTCGGGAATCGAATCTCAGTTACAGCAGAGACATTAGCACCACCGCCAACAGATGTTCCGGCAGTATTTTTGTCGTTGACGCGGACATGGACGGTTGATGCCAAAAAGTGGACGGTCGCGTCAGCGATGTGTGCATCGATCTGCGCGTGAGTGTTCGTGCCTTTATTTAGGAGATCGACGTGATTGACCTTCGGTCCCTGGCCGGCCGTACCATCGTGAATATGACCAGTACCGTTAATCAAATCGGACGTATCATCGAACTTATTGTCGATGATGTCGTAGTTGGCGTTTGCCGGAACATCCCAGTTACCCGGATTGTCACCGTTAGCTGGTTTAGTCAGGCCGATGTTCGGGGTCGTCGTCATGGATCAGTTATTCCTGTAAAGAACGTGAGGTTCGATCGGAAGATCTTTTAAATTCGCGGTTGAATCCTGCGGTATGAAGACCCTAGCCGCGCTCGCCACGTTAGGCATATGGATAAGAACCGGTATGCCCTGAATTAAGTACACTAAAAAATCGCCACGGTAGTTTGTAAATACCGATACCGAATCACTACCAATATATCCCGCCGGGCCTAGTAAGGGAATATCTCTAAACATCGGACTGAAGCGCACTTCGGAACGAAGTTCTAAAAATGCCGATACATTCGTAATATTTCCCGACAGCGCACACAGAGGCAGGTCGGGAATAGGCCAAGTCTGAACCCGAAGCGTTGGGGGTTCGGGAATCATGTAATCTTCAGGCTTCGGTCCGGCACTGCCGGTCACCGCGCTCACCGTATAAATCACAGCGGCAGCGGCCGCCTCGTTTGCAAACACTTGCGGGTCTACAAACATATTAGACGGCACGCTAAACGTCCCACCCGACGACGGGGTCACCGTGTAGCCGGTTAGCCGCGGGTGCGGATTAGAGTTCCAAATTAAAAGGTTTTTTACGGTCATTGGATAGCGCCAGGATATTCGCTATCCGTAGTTTAATTTGAGGGCACGTTTGTTTTTTTCAACTAGGTTATTCACCTGCTCGACGATGCCCGACCCCACGATTAAAGTGGGGCTCTCTAACCCAAGAAATCCCGGCGGAATAAGCAAGGCGGGGAACCTAAACCCCGGAGTGTTCATCTCAGCCTCGTTGGGCTTTCTAATAATTAATCGAATATTCAGCCTCGCAAACATCGGCACCAACGCCGACAAGGTCGGCATGCAGATGGGGCAGTTGTCAGCGTAGAAGAAGGTCGGTTCCAGTTTTGGGCGCACGGTGTAGTTTGTCATAATTTTTCGCAGAACAGGATCGGGAAGCTGGGCGGGAGCGCCGTCATGTCGCTTTGGAAATTATGCCTATGCGCCACACCGATTGCAAATACCGGCTCGTCTTCGGCTCGACGTCCTGTGACGTCCAAGGAACCGTATCGATACGCGGCGATGCTAGCAGTGGACTCGCGAGGCAGAAGCGGCAGAGTAGAAGTAGTTTCAGTACTAGCCGGTTCAAATCCATCCGAATCCTCAATGTTTGCTAACTGCGCGCTAATACTAACGTGATCATGCTTTTTCTGGCCACCTAAATACGGGGGCAGCTCGGTATCGTACCGATCTATATTAATCAAACTCTCGGCCACGACCGGTCGATTAAGTTCGCGGACAACAGCATTCACCGTTTTTTGACCAAAGAAAGAACCAAGAGCTGCGGCGCCTCCGGGAGTGCTGACCGCATCAATCAGTTCGCCTGGTGAGTTGTTAACGGGCAGTGGGTATACGTAATAATCAGGATTCGTTCCGCCATTTACTGGCCCCACCGGAGCAAGGGCCACGGTGCTCTCTACAAACCCTGTTATTTCAGAGGGTAGCGTTATCCGTGCTGATCTGGGGTAACTATTGTCGGTCATCATAAACAATAGTTTTGATCTGGACGTTGAGCTTTGAAGTACAGTTTTAACAGCGTTGAATCCCGCCTGGATCGACTTAGCACCGCGATTATCTTGCACTCCGTAATTAATATAAGGCGCGTAAGAGCTGAAATAGCTGTTATTAGATGTCGTGGTGATAATCGTGACTTGAGGATTTAATCGGTTTAATATATCCGTGATAACCTTCTGACCTATCTCATTCTTATTTAACAACGTGAACTGCTGCCTAGATACCACGACGTGACCAGCGCGCGCACCATCCGAAGCAACTATAGATAAAAATACCGAACCATTTGAAGGTAGGTTATCTAATACTGTGGTTATCCACAGCGATATGTGTGCACCCGCTTGATTCATGTATCCGCCCGTATCTACGTACAAAACGAGATCGACGGTTACAGCATCTTGAGCTTCCTGCGTGTCAATAACGACAGTTCTATCAACAGCCAACTCGTACGGCGTTGACGACGTAAGGAATGCCAATCGATCTTTAGAATACGGAACAGTTCTGTATCCAGGTGGGCAGGAAGAGCCCGAATACATGATTACCGT